GGGTGGCCTTACTAGTTAGATACCAGTAGATAGGGGATCAAGTGGGCAACAAAGGTTGGCTGCCTCCGGGCAGCCACATCGACTGGAACCAAGAGGCACAGGTAGATGTCGAGTGGATCGGTGGTCCTTACCGTAATTTCAAGGATGGATCTAGGTGGGACCCCACCAAGGGGTCCCCACGAGAGTACGTCTGGACTGATGATGCCTCATGTGCAGGTCTAGATCCTGACTCGTTTACGGTCGCCTCTCCGGGCGACCCTGATGCAGGTGAACTTGTCGGAATCAAGTTGGCAGAGTTCAATAGGGAGAAGCTTGAGTACGCCACTCAGGTCTGTATCAACTGCCCTGTCAAGCAGACTTGTTTGGACGAGTCCACTCCTGTCGACAGGTTCTGGTCAGTTCGCGGTGGCGAACTGCCCGTAAAGGTAGCGGGGAGCAGGAGAGCCAAGAACAGTCCTCCGACATGGGACAACAAGGACTACGAGGAGTCATGGCATTGCGCTGAACACGGTACGCTTTACAAGCGCACCTACCAGCGCAAGGTCCAGGGTCGAGAGTTTACTCAGGTATACTGCCAGGAGTGCTGGAAGGGCTGATAGTGTTGGGTATGCTTCCACACATCAGCTACTCGCAGTGGCGCCAGTACTCTAGCTGCCCCCGCTCATGGTTTCTCGGGCGCCTGAAGGGCGCCGAGGAGAAGCAATCCTGGTACATCCCGATCGGAACTGTAGTACATGAGGCAGTGGAGGCTCACCTTAAGGGTGAGCCCTACGAGATCAAGCCCAAGTTCTACAGTCTGATCGAAGCACAGATGCGCATCGAGCCGGATCTTTCAGCCTGGCTTGCTGGAGGTTCGGCAGATGCGCCTATCACCCACGACAAGGCCCTTCAAAGGGCCGTGGAGTGCTACGAGAAGGCTTGCCAGTACCTCGGTGAGGTAGATGTCTGGGAGGTCGAATACGACGCCTCAGGCAGGCTCCCAGGGCTTGAGGTGGAGGTCAAGGCGTTCATCGACATCCTCGGTGAGCACAAGAAGCATGGTCCCGTGATCTGGGACTGGAAGACCGGGAGCACCAAGCCCGACAACTTTCAGCTTGAGACTTACAACGCACTGCTTGACAACAGTCCGTTCAAGCAAGCAGAGTATTCGGTGACGGACTGGAAGGGTCGGTACGTGATGCTGGCGCCTGGAGCGCCAGTCACTCGGCACATCGAGTTCAAGCTGACCCCGGAAGAGGTTGGCAAGAAGTACCAGGAAGTGTATGATCAGATGAAGGCCAAGATCTACAAGGCCAACGCGGGCTTCGGGTGTAGGTTTTGTTTTCAGGCAGAGAACTGCTTGGTCAACAAGGGTGCGACGCCACGCGCCCTGTACTTCGACAAGTCCAGCGAGGAAGGATACCCGTTCTAATGAGTCTGGTTGGTGACCACGCACGAGCGATCAAGGCCGCCATCAGGGCGGCCGAAGAGGCTGGCCTCACGCTTGAGCTTGAGGTCGACACGCACAGGGACGGGGAGTTCGGCATCGGACTCGACGTCGTGAAGTACAACAAGTACATCGCCGAGGACGGCAAGCCGAGGGTTGAGCTGGTGGACTGGCAGGAAGTCTACTGGGAAGAGCGCGAGGAGTACTGATGGCCGAGATCGAGATCACCCTGCCGACTGTTCAGTACGGCAACGTGAAGGTGAGGGCTACGCCCGAAGAGCTGGGACTCAAGAGCATCGCCGATGGCTATGACCTCGGCGTGGCGACTGCGGTTTACCTGAACGTGTTCGCTCAGGGATTCAAGAAGGGTGCGTCGCTGGACCTGGACGCCCCTCCTGCGGCCTCGCAGCCGACTGTTGAGGAGCAGGCCCAGCGGCATCTCGATGAGGGCTTGGGCGGCGTTACAGAGGTCGACGAGTACGACTCTGCGGCCGAGGCTCGCGAGGCTACGCAGGCTCGCACTGCGGACGCCGCACCCTGGGACAATCCTGCGGTTGCATCTCAGCCGAAGCCGTGGGAGACTGGAGTTAAGCCACCGGCCAGCAAGCCGGTGGTGGATGAGGACTGGTGATGAACTGCATCTGCGGTTCGTGCCAGGACATCGGGTGCGACGCGTGCCCGTGCCATAGAAACAAGTAACCAGACACAAGGAGAAAACTAAGTGCCTACTCTCGATGACCTCTTCGGTGGCTCCGGCGAGAAGCGTCCGAAGGTGATCAACCTCAAGACTGAGGGTGAGTTCGTGAAGGGTGTCATCACTGACATCCAGGTCGACGCCCCGGTGTTCGAGTGGGACCAGAGCAACAACCGTCCGGGTCTCCAGAAGTTTTGGGTGGACGGCAAGCCGAAGGGTGTGGCGAAGGATGAGGCCGAGCGTGCTGGCCTCAACCCGGTCCACCAGATCATGATCACCCTGGAGACCAACGACGGACTTGTCCGCGTGCCGGTCAACTCTCGGGATGAGCGGGAGAAGTTCAAGGCGGCGGTGGCTGAGCACGGCTCGATCGACGTCGGGGACATTCTCGGCAAGCGGCTCGTCAAGCGGGTCGGCAACATCAAGGAACACGAGTTCAAGCTGACGCCCAAGGCTAGCTGAACAACAGGGTGGATGGTCGTAGGGCGGGTTCGACTCCCGCCCCACCCGCGCACAGAAGGAGGTGCCCCACGTGGAAGCCAAGGCTGACCCCCATGTGAGGGGGTTTGACTCTATTTACTCAAGGTGCGACGACGGATGGCACGATTCGATCCAGGCGGTCAGTGAACGCTTGGAACTCTGGGGCGATAGCCCCGAGGAGGCCTACCGCGTAGCATCAGAAAGTTGGGAGAGGCGCCATCAAGACGCTAGCCAGGACCGTTAAGCGGGGAGTGTCAGCCGGAGAGCCTCTCCCCTCCCCGTGGCCCATCTTTGATGAGAAGAAGATGCATCTGCGTCGCGGGTCTATCACCATGGTGGCCGGTCCTCCGGGCTCCATGAAGACGGTCATGACCCTGAACGCCGTGAAGAACATCGGCGTTCCCACGCTGTATCACTCGTCCGACTCGGACGACTTTACCATGGCAAGCCGGTCGCTCAGCATGTTGACCGGTACACCCACCGATGAGACCGAGCTCTGGGTTATGACAAACAAGCAGCTCGCCCACGACACGCTCAAGGACATGGACTTCGTCCGCTGGTCGTTCATGTCCAGCCCGACACTCGAACACATGGAGCGTGAGGCTGATGCGTTCTTCGAGCTGAAGGGTGAGTACCCTCACCTGACGGTGATCGACATCATGATGGACATCAACTACGAGGGCGCCGGTGAGCAGAACTACTGGGCCCTCATGGCCGAGCTGAAGGACATGGCCCGTGAGCAAGAGACCGCCATCCTGGTTGTTCATCACACATCAGAGAGTGCCAAGGCTGGCTCTCCCCCGCCCCGTTCGGCCATCATGGGTAAGGCCAATCAGTTGCCGACTCTCATACTCACCCTCTGGGGAGACGCGCACGCTGGAACTCTGGATGTGGCGACAGTCAAGAACCGCTTCGGTCCTCAAGATCCGATGGCCAAGAACGGAACGTTCAAGATGAAGGCACAGCCTGCGCTGTGCCTGATCGAAGAGATGGAGCAGCCTGAAGAGGTGCCCGTCCTCTTCAGGGACGGGCCGTGGACCGATAAGGAGGAGAAGGTCAATGCGTGGGAAGACTAAGATCCGTAAGCTGCGTGAGAACTGTACCGTCTGCGGTCAGCCTCACCCCTGCCTGTGCTGGAAGTGACTATGTGCATCACCTGTAAGGACGATGACCTCAAGGTCGGCGACTACGTGCATCGCCGCGCCATCCAGGATGGTGTCCGCGTCGGCAGCAAGGAGATCCATACCGTCACATACCTGAGCAACGTGTCGGCGGTGGTCGAGATCGTTAGCGCGACGGGCACATTCCTGACCGAGGAGCTGCTCACCTACCCTGCCTTCGTTGAGCGGTACGAGAAGTGCAAGTGAGGTGTAAGGATTGCCCTGAAGGGGCGCGTAAGCGCCCCGCACCGCACCCCGGTCCCAGGTGTGCCACCCATCATCGGCAAGTCGTTAGAGAGCGACGTGAGGCCGCTCATGCGGCCCGCATCAAGAAGACCTACGGCATCACGAAGGAGCAGTATGAGCAACTCTACGCAGCCCAAGGTGGAAGATGTTATATCTGCCATCGAGCTACTGGAAAGAGTCGGCGACTTTCAGTCGATCACGATCACGCTTCAGGATTCGTCAGGGGCCTACTGTGCCGCCCTTGCAACACGATCCTTGGACGCTTCCGCGATGATCCAGAAGCTTTCGACCGAGCGGGGCGTTACCTCCGTATACCTCCAGCGTACGATCTGATCGGAAGGGTGAAGGCCAGTGACGATTGACGAGATGATAGAGGCCTGGTTGCTGGAGAAGTTCTTCGAGTCCGGCGACTACGACAAGGCCAAGCATGGTGCCGCCAAGTCCATCAAGGTTATGTTGGTGGACATGGGTTGGGAGTGTGGCTGCTGGTCGGAGTGGACGCGAGAAGATAGCTTCGAGATGGTGGGCAAGTTCGTCGGCGAAAGAGGTGGGTTCACCTGGAAGTACGGTCGATGGGGCGACCTGCCCACGTTTATCGAAGAGCTGGACGCGTATCAGGATCGAGACTGCCCGTACGACGAGGGGGACTGAGATGGCAAGTGTGACGGCTGAAGTACTGCTGCACTTCGGCACAGACGACGAGCGGTTCAAGCGGTCGGTGGACATCATTCGATTCTCTCAGGACCCCCAACTGGAGGCGTGGGAGATCATCGACCTGATCAGCCCCATCTACAATGAGGGCTATGCGAGCGGGTGGGCCGACAGGGCGGATGAGCTGTGATAGAGTTCACGGACGGCGAGCTGTCAGAGATCCACGACGTCCTCTATAACGAGGCGTACTACGGAGACGATGAGATCGTCTACACGAGTGCAGGCGATCTACTGAGGCGGGCTCTCGGAAAGGTGGAAGATGAGGCGAAGAGGCGAAAGCTCTGGTGACTTCCCGGTCTTCCCGATCGGACCAGTCCTGGAGGCGTTCGGTGGACAGCCTGTGGCTGAGGGCTACGGATGGAAGCCCTATCGCTGCCCGTTCCATCCCGACTCAGATGCCAGTGGGTCGGTCAATACGACGACCCAAGTCTTCAATTGTCATGCGGAAGACTGCCCGAGGGG